GCAGATGGTCCAAAATTGGAAGGCTCCTACTTGCATCGGGGTCTTTGTCTCGTGGTCGTGCATGAACTGTGACATTTGGGTGGGCACATCCAAGAATTGTTTGGCGAGTTGTTTGATGACACCGTACGCGCCTTCTTGGAATTGTGGTACCATGCGGTAGTCCCACTCACAGATGTCTCCGTCAATGAATGACACATCAGCGGTGTTCAAACTGGTCAGTTGATCGTGTAGTCCGTTCATCATGTGCGAATACTGGTTGACTCCAATTGCTGCAACAATACGCGGAGAATTCTGGAAAGCGATGAAAATCGATCCGTACAACATCCGGAAAGCCACAAGGCAAACGAGGTCGTTGGCGTAGATCATGCGCGTCCTGATGTCCTTGATCTTTTTCTCAGACACCAGTTCGTCCTTAAGGTAACCCAAAAATACATGGTCTATTGTAGATGGGTCTCCTTTGTACCGGGCCATTTCACTCAGTTTCTGTCGGACCAATTTCTCAAATTCAGGCTCGTAGTGGAAGTTTCCTTCTTGGTCAAACCAGATGTACTCCTGTTTTCCTTTTCCCTTAGTAGTCTTGATCAGGGGGTAGCCAGCGCTGGTCTTAACCCTCAGGCTTGACAACAGACCAGGGATTCCCTTGCACGCTTCCTCGAAAGTCAACTGCCTCTGCACCTTCCAGCACAGTTGGTGAGCTAGTTCACGATAGAGGTCTGTGAAAGTTTCCTTGACCAATTCATTGTCTACCACAATTGGCTTCCTGTCCAGCGTCCTTAGCATAGACAGTGCGCCAGGGTCATATCCTCGAGCCCTCGGGTCATCCCGTGACAGAATAGCCGGTTGTTTCACCGACTGCACGTCCAACGTTCCGTACAGCATGCTTGGAACGATCTTAGTTCTCGTAGGTGCTGCAACAATTTGGTCCTTGGGCACTGGAGCCATTATGCGCAGGTTTCCCATAGCACTTGTGACTACTCCAGTTCCTGGTACGAACGCTGATGAAACAGCCTTTGAAAGCTCATCTTCCATGTAGCAGCCGAAGGGGTGGATACCTTGGGCTTGCAGAACGACGTCTTCATCCAAAGCGGGAATAGCTCCATTGACGATCAGGCTTAGAGCTTCCTCCAAGTCATCTCTGTTAACGGACACTGCCAAACCCTCTGAGACGCTGACCTTGTTGCCCGTGCCGGCCACATGCATTCCGATGATCTTACCGGCAATTGGTCCCGATGCAGCCACCAGGAGTGAGCCACAATCGCCGTCTACAGTTGGTGCTGCGTACCTCCAGCAATCAGAAACCGTGATGTTTCCTGAGGAGTGTGAGTATGTGATTTCCTCTCTCCTGATCGCCGTACTGTACTTTTTGCCCGAGATGGTCTGCACGACAAATGGCACCGGTTGCTTTCCGAATTCGATCATGTTGAGTTCAGCCCTCGTAATAAATTTCTTGATATTATCGGGGTACTGGCTCATTGTGTGGTTCTCAAATGAAAACATTATCAAATCACAGTCAGGGTCGGTCACAGACAAATCCATCACAAAGTTGGCACGATAGGGTTTTCCGTCTTTCATGTGAACCATTGGGGCTGAGGCATCTTTAAGGATTAGATCCTTCACGCCGTGTAGGTAAGTTACGAAAACTCGCCCAGAGATAGGGTAAGCCTGTATGTCTCGTCCTGCGAAGTTGATTGTGACAGCCTTGATTTCAGCGGCCGCCTGAGCAGCGAAGTTAGTCTTCTTGAATGTTCTCTTGCCCTTGTTGTTGCCTCCACTCATCCTTTGCGGCCTGTTGGACTGTGCCCCAAAGCTCATTGGTTCTTCCTCCTCTGACTTTCCAAAGGCATATTGTATCAATTGAATGGTCACTATGACTAGCCCAATCATAGCGCCGGTCTCTAGCCCGTTCCTTAGAGCGTTCCAAGGGTTGAAATTCTCGTTGTGAGCCGTGAGACCAGCAAGAATATGGCTCATCGTCTCCCAACCTTCTTCTTTCACGGTATGGATGAACGCATCATAGTATTCTTCCCTCATGTTTCCATTCTCGTCGTACTTGTACTTTTCTATAGCCTCGTCAATCGTGATGTTTCCGGCCATAAGATCCCCGGCTAAAGGAGCCATTTTGGACTGGCTTCGATGCGCCTTACAGTACTTGAGTCCTGCTTTCGCATTCTTCATTCCCATCTGGTTGTCACACTTGGGGAAAGCACACAGATATCTTTGTGTGTTGTGTCCGGAATTGGACCCATGTGAATCGTTGAGTCCTTGACTAGCTGCAATGTTCGCCACCTGATGTTGGAAGCAGCTGCGGGGGCCGTGTGTTTCCATAGTGGGAGAGCCATGTAAGTGTACTATTCTCACGGTACAACCTGCATGACTGCACTTGTGTGCGTGTTTGACGTCGTGTTTGCCCTCGTGGTTTGTCGGACTCAAGGTTGGTATGTTCTCATTATACCTAGGCCATCTCGGGCCTTTACCTGTGTTTCTTATAGTCGGGACGCATTCGTTCTCTTCGTGGCATTTGGGGCAAGCAAATTTGCGAATTGATTCGTGCTCAAAGATCTGGCCGCAGCAGTTGTGAATGTGCGGTCCATTCTTTCTCCTCTTCCCGATCTCGTAATACAGTCCTTGTTCTTGGGATTCTCCTTCAGCAGGAAAGTTCTCACGGGAGTCATCAACTTCTTCTTCCGATTCAGTTGACATGCCGGGACCCTGGGCTTGCATGGGCTCTTCCGAGCTTTCTGACCCCATTCCGAAGATGTTAAGCAGAGCTTCCTTTACGGTTGGAACCTTTCCAGGTAAACCGTAACACTCTCTGAGGGCTTCGTTGATCAGCGCTTCAGGATCGACCGTTTCCGACATCCCTCCTCCAAGCGCTTTTGCGACCGTTTCACAACCTTCTCTGTGGACTTCGTAGCCTCTTTTCAGAAACTCAACCAGTTCAGGGTAGCTTAGTTCAGGCGTCTTGTTCACGTAGCCTCCCGGCACGATGGACGGCCAGATCTGAAATTTGGCCCACACGACGTCCTTAATTTGCTCTAAAGACAGCGATTTCAGGTCGACCACGTTGTCTTTAAAGTATCCTTTCCTTCCCTTCATTTCAATGACCACATTTCTGCGGCGGTTGAGAGCTTTGTTGTCAAGCCCTTCGACTCTGAAGCTCGCGTTGTTGTTCATCGACCAAACAACCTTAGGTTGGAGGATAGTTCCCTTGATCCCAACTGTAGGGTTGTCTACAGAAGCCATTTGAGGTTGGAATTGTCCAGTCGAACACAACACAAGGTATTCTTTCCCATGTTTGAGCCTGTCATCCGCGTTTCCGACCATGAATTCGTCCATTATTACCATGTCCGGATCCGCGCATCCATCCCAGTATTCTGAGTTGACATTCCTGTTGTATAGTCCGTCTTTGTATATTCCAAATGATTCAGCTGCCAGTTTCTCTGTTACAAGAGTTTTTCCAACTCCCGGTTCCCCGTAAAAATGTATCACGTATGGCGCCTGTCGTGTGCTCGGTGTGTGCCTGTATTGAGTCAATGTAGTCGCGATTGCGGCCAATCTTACAAACGGTCCGTTTATGAGTAGTCTCAAGGCATGTTCCTTAACCTGGCGGATGAGGTCGGACCCCTCTTTCAAGAGAGCCTTGATTTTCTCAAAGTACACGTCGCTTCTCAGCACACACGGCACCTTGGAGACCTGTAAAATAGCGTTTGCTCGCGAGTACCAGTTTTGAACCTCATGCTTAGCGATCATAGCTTTCGATCCAAATTGATAAGTCAAAGCGGTTCTCAGAGCCACGGGAAGCAAAGCAAAGAGGTGTCCCGAAAGTGAGTACAGGGCTGTTCCTCCCGCCATCAGGGCAGTCACGGTCAAGCAAGCTTTCTTCACTTGATCTAGGGCGGGCAGTCGTAATTCAAACAACGTGGCCATCAAACCCTCCACCATTCCTGGTGGCGTGTCCTGTTGTGCGGTAAAGTTTCCTGTTGTCCTTTTCCTTCTGAAGAGACTCATCGCCGATTCGAAAATTGCTCGTATAGCCAGATGGCTTAGTATGTTGGCCATCACAAGGACAACCATCGAAAAGATGATGGTAGTAGCAGCGATTGCTTTAATCCAGTAGGAGTCTCTGATTTTCCTCAATATCTCCTCTGATATTCCTATCAGGCACTTTTTCATCAGGTTGATCACCATTTGTTTAACCTTTTCCAAGAATTTCACTATTGGTGCTGACACAAAGCCAATGATTGACTGAACCGCGTCCCAAACCTTACTGACGGCTTTCGCTATCACATCCTTAAGGCTGGTTCCGGCGTTCTTCATACTTTCCCAGATACGACCCAGGAGGGAGGCAGGCTCCTCTTCTTCTCCGCCTTTCAGCGCTGGGTTGTTCTGTGCTTGGAGGCCTGTTTCCAACAGCCTTTTGTAACCGAAGTCTCCTTCAATTCCAAGCTTCTCCCTGATGTAATACAAGTTAAACCAATATCCTTCTCCGTTAAAATCTCCGATGAATTCATCATCAAGAGTCAAAACTAAGAGAGAATAAAAGTTATGCATTGCATCTTTTTTAATGTCCTCTGCTTCGCCTCTATCGAAAAGCTTACTCAGAACGCTGCCGTTTCCAGCTTTGCTAAATCCATCGTGTAGTTTCAAACCCGTAGCTCGTCCTTTCAGATAGTGCTTTAGGTTTTCGAAAAACGCAGGATTTTCACAAATTCTGTTCTTGCCGATGATAGACGCAGCTTCTCTTGTGAGCATACATGGGCAGTGCGAGTGCCTAGTCTCCTCACATTCTTCAGAGCATCTATTAAGACTCATCATGTACTGGTTCCTCCTTTTAACCGCATAATGGGTCCCAAAATCTTTTCCCATGTCTTGGGCATCATCCCAAGTTTTGGCTGCATTCCAAAGCCAATGGTCCTTGTTGTTGAGTGAACGCAATGATGTTAATACGTACTCGTAATCAAGGACAAATAATCCGTCTTCTTCATCCCAAAGATCGAGTAATGGGCACGGATAATTCTTCAACGTACTCTTAGAATACCTGTAATAGGGATTCTTTGAGTAGGGTGCGTAGCACTTATGTCCGTTAACCATCGGGGATCCGACCCCCTTTGGTGCCGTAACAATTTCATGACAGCCACCATACTCCTCCGGACTCTGGCTGGGATCTGATTCAACCCCTTCCACCTTCTCCGGCATCTCGTTTTCGATTTCTTTCCCGTTTCCGGTTTCCCTCTCCTTCTTGTTTTGTTTATT